GGAAGTTCCACGCTGCTTATCAAGGCATCTCCAAATGGCAGCACGACAATGCTCGCGCTGCTGATGCGGCTAAGGGGAATCCATCTATCCGCATACGCATCTCGGAATTGCGGCGGTTTCTACCGGGCGAGAACAACAAGCTCACTACGCGCTGCAACACCCCCATCCAAGGTGCGGGTGCAGCAGTTCTCAAGCTCACTCTCAGCAAGCTGTGGCCGCTACTTAACGCCGACGGGGAAGATACGGTGCGCTTGGCCGGCGTGGTGCATGACGAGATCATCCTGCTCGTAAAAGAACAGCACGCTGAAACCTGGGCGCACCAGCTGCAAGCCGTGATGGAGGAATGCGAAGCGCGGTGGTTGGGTGAGATTCCGCCTCTCGCCGAAGCTAACGTCGGGGATAGCTGGGATCAGGCAAAGTGACAGGTAAGGTTGGCTCCACGCCCGACAACCCAATCAAGCTCAACCAGTATCGAGTGACGATCTGGCCAAAGCATGGGGCCACTGAAAATATCTTTATGGAGGCGCCAGATGTGTACGGCGCACGTACGTACACGCAGCGCGTCTACCCGGAACACACCATCGTCGCCATTAAAAATGTGCTGGACCTATGAGTCGCACTGGCAGACAAATTGTCCTGGAGTGGCTGAATAAGGAGATTCGGATGGCGCGGACTGCTGATTTACAGCGGGCCGCTGCTTTTTTGGAGTGGGCGCGGGGTATCCGAAAGGGCTGCTCCAAGCAGAGGGGTGGGGCTCGGGTGGCCCAGTCCAATGCCTGGAGGAAACGCGTGGACAGCGATGTGCGCTGGTAGGACTACTGCGACACAGTATGCTACTGTGTAGCAGAGTAGATCGTTAGCCATGCCCCTCAGACACGGGTCGAAAATTTATTGCCAGTTACTTCTGGATGCCAATCGGTACAAATTGGCTGAGACCCTCGCCGATAAGCAGGGAAAGAAGGTGACGGCTCTTCTGCGGGAGTATGTATATGGTGCACTTCAACAAGAGATGCCGGAAATTTACAAAATTGCTGAAGAGGCCGACGTTGAGAAATGGAATGAATCTGTTCGGCGACGGGTAGAAGGGCGGCTGCGCTCCAAGCAAGAGAAGAAGCCGCAAGAGTGAAGAGAATCACGAGACTCAGTAATAAGCCGACTGGAACCTAGAAATTCAAAGTAAAATCTCTAGGCTCCTACAGTAGTCCACCGTGACCCGCTACGCAGTCAAAGTCAGCGACCGTTGGGTCATGGCAATCTTCGGACCAGATCAAGGGCTCCAGCTCACCTCGATTGAGGAGGATGCCTCCAGCTGGCCTACGTACGAGCGGGCAGTGCAGGCTGTTCACACCATCCAGCAGTGCACCACCAACCCGATCTCAATTTGTAGCGTTACTGAACCGTCTTACCGATGATGAAAAACGGTGTCCTGCAGTGGCAGGAAGAATTTGAAAAGTCTCAGCGTCTCGGTGAGGGTCGCTCGCGCACCAGTGCAGAGCGGGCACAGCTGTTCGAGCTGCAGATCTGGCTTGCCGGTCAAGGCGCCATGCGGGATTTGATTCGGGCAGAGTCGCTTCAGCAGGCAATCCTGTTTGCCGAAAATCGTTACCCCGGTTGCCGGGTAGACGTTCCCCCGCAGACGGCGAAGAAACCTAAGCTGGCTCGTTCCCGGACTAGCCCCAGCGTGGCGGCTGCCAACCGGAAGAAAACTGCCGACAACAAATGACGCCTCCTCCCAAGCTCAACTTCACCAAGGCCGCAGCAGAAAAAGCGCGGGCTGACTACCTCGACCAGCTGTTCTTCAAGGATGGCCGCGATCAGGTGAGCCATCCCCTGCATGGGACCTATACCGGTCTATACCAGCAGTACACCCTGCAGAAACTACGCTGAGTCGCGGTCTAGACCAAATTGATCGGCCAGGTTGTCGGCGGCTTCGCCGATAGCCCAGGTCGATTTTGTTTTTTCAATCTCGCACAGCGCATTCAGCGCCAGTGCTGCTTCAAGCAGGCCGGTGTAGTCGCCCTCCTCGTATTTCGCACGAAGCCACTTGTCGTTGGCGGCTTGGCGGAATTGAGATTGGAGCGACTGTTCGAGCGGCCTCACATCTACTGCTCCTTCTTCTTCGAGGGGAAGACCACCTGGAGAACTCGGAGAACCAGCTGTACCCAACTGTTGTCCTTGATTGGGAGCATCCCAATAATCTCAGATCCAGCCGCGATTGCGATGGCGACAGCTGCAGCAGTGGTGGGGTCCATGCATAAGTGCAATCTTGTTAAAGACTAAAGCTTCTACAGAGAGTTTTCCAGTGCGTAATAGTTTCTACGGCTACCGTCCAGGTAGCGACAGCTGGGTATGGATCATCACATCTGCGGTGGTGAATACTTAAGCAAAAAACAAGCCAAGAAAAAATTTCGCCAAGACATCCTCAGCAGCTGGGACCACTGCTGCGCCTACTGCGGGAATGATCTGGGACGATCCGCAACTCTCGACCACGTGCACCCCAAGATGCGCGGTGGTCATACGTGCCAGGCAAACCTTGTTGCCTGTTGCTTTGCCTGCAACATCTCCAAGTCAGCCCATGACTGGATTGACTGGTACCGCAACCAGAAGTTCTGGAGCCGCGACCGCGAAATCGCAATCGCCTACTGGATTACCGAAGACTTAGCGGTCTAAGGTTTCCAGCCCATTCCCTCAAGGTACATGCGGGCGATGTACTCGTCTTCCGCGTAGCGGCAGATGCTGTCCTTGCAGGCGCGGTAGTAAATCTCTCCCTTGTCGTTCTCGATTTGCTCCAGCAGAAAGCCGTCGCCCATGTCGTCGCTGTGAACAACAGTCATTTCTCGTAGAAAATTCGGGAGGGGTTGTCGTCGATCAAAATGGCCCACCCAGTGCCAGGGCCTTCCGCTTCCCATCGGGGGAGCCACTGCTTTCGAGGGTAGTAGGTGTATTCACCTTCATAGTGATTCTCGTGGCCGCCGTGCACCAAGTCCGGTTTGCCGCGAGGGTCTTTGGCGACAAACATCGTTTTGGTGTAGCCGATGATCACGCTCCAGTGCCCGGGGCCGGTCGGTGGTTCGCCGCGTTCTACGTCTCCTCTGTGTAGCCAACCAACAGCAACGGCTCGGCCTGCGTCAATTTCTGCTTCGATCAAGTCCGGGGTGGCGTTTTGCACGAACTCGGCGTGTAGCCCCAGCTCGTCCAGTGCTTTGAGGTGGGCGGCAACTTCGGTGGTGTCGCCGTACTTTCGGCGGATCTCGTCGTATTCCTTGGCGTTATCAACGCGCATGAAGTCGGCGGCGATCATCGCAATCGCAGCCGTAAAGCACTTGCGGTGGCCGTTTTTGAGATCCAGCTGGTGGAAATAGGGAACTGGAACCCACAGCACCTTGCCACCGGCTCGCCAGATCTCGAACCAGGCAGAGTCTCGATCCTTTAGGTCAGGGGGTAAATCCTCTTGGAGTTGTTGGATTGCGGCGAGCTGGTGCGGAGCGCCCGTGTAGTGATTGAAAAAATCTTGGAGTTTGAAAGCCATAGCCAGCGTTAGGGCAAAGATCATGAGCTGATGGCAGTCGGATTCTAGTGTGCTTCTTTAGTACCTTCCAGTCGTGCGACTGCTGCTTCGAGGTCGCGCAGACGACTGAATACTTCCGTGTCCCGGCTTTTCATATCCGTGTGCATCATGTTCAGTCGGGTGGCCACGTTCTCCACCGCCGAAGTTAGACGCACCACTGCATCTCGACTCTCATATGCGCGTCGGCTGTAGTTGCCAAATCCGACTGCCGCTACCGTTATCGAGGCGCCCGTTACGGCTGCCAAAATCTCAATCATTGGCCGCACCAGTACACGAGCATCATGGCAGCTAACGAGGAAAAATCAGCGGACGATGGAAACCATACGCCGCTTGCCGATTTCGTTCGACTAGCGGTGTTGAGCTGGTCCATCGCAATGCTTTCCCTCAACTATTTGGGCTACGTAAAAGCAATGGATCCAACGTTTCCAGCCTCCCTTCTCACTGGCACGATGGCTTCCTTCGGTGTTTCCGTAGGTAAGGCAAACAACGGCCAGAAAAAGAAGGAAGACCCTAGCCTTGAGCCAAGTCAAAAGGTCAAGCCATGAAATCGGTACTGATTCTGGCAGCGCTTGTACTAGCCGCTGCTCCAGCTAAAGCAGACCTCACACACAGGATTCAGTCCAGCGTTTCTCTCACTGTTGATGCTGCTGCCAGTGCTGCTACTCGCATTGGCTCCAGCTACTCGGTAACCGGAAACAACATCACCTTGGATACAGCCGGGGGACTTAGCTCTTTGACTGCTGGGTCTGCGGTTGGTTATACGCCAGCTGCTTACAGCGTGACCACTGCGGGGGATGCCTTTTCCTTCACCGAAGCATTCACCGAAGGTGATGCCACCCCCTCCGCTACCACCGTCACTTCAGGAGTTGTTGGATCGCTTCCGATGCTGGGCAATACGACGACAACAGCAGGGGGTGTCGCGGGTCTGCTTGATGGTTCCATCGCCAGTGATCACGTCATCAGCCTGACCGCTGGTGGTGCTGGAACCAGTGCAGTTGGTCAGATGGTCACCGAGATCAAGATCGACTGATGCGGTGGGTAGCTGTTCTGCTGCTATTGGCGGGTCCAGCGGTTGCTGTACCAGTTGTGCCTAATTTCCGCACTGGCACAATGACCAGTCGGACTGAAAGCACCACGCAGATCAACGAGCAGATCCGCAGTGTCAACTTCGGCACCGGCTACACCTACAGCGCTTCAGGCACCAACGTTCAGCACTCGGGCTCCAGCCTGGTGCCGGGCGCTGGGGCTACTCAAACCCAAACCGTTGATGGGGTTTCGTCGAGTTGGACGGGCCTTGAACTACAAAACAAACCCACATGGTCAATCGTCAATCCCGGTGGTTCGTTCCAGTTCGTCGAGAGCTACACCGGGCCGGGACTAGAAGCCGTGACCGAAATCACTCGGACAACCATCGTCGAAAGTGTTACCGATACGGTCTCGGTATTTGGGCCTTAACGCTTCTGCCCCAGCCGGTTCTTGCACAGGCGAATGCAACGGCAAATCCAGTTGCAAACAGCACGGGTTCCGTTACGAACCAGGCTATTCAGATGCTCACGGGTCCTTATCCGACCAATGCGTATGGGCCTGGCATTTCGTGCCAAGGTCCCACGCTCAACATCTCGCCGTTCGTAACCAAGAGCAATTCGTACGCTCTGCCGTACAGCTCGACAGTCCGTACTCCGTATTACGATCCCACCGACGATGATGAAAACGGCGTACCCGACAACCCAGGAAATATCCTCTATTACCAAGAGGTCCCGAGCGGTCAGAAAAATAACCACGCCTTGAACTTCGGCATCAGCGCCACCGTATCAATTCCTTTGGATGGTGGTCTGCAGGAAAGATGTAAGGCTTCCGCCGATACCCACACTGCGCTTCAGCGCCAGCTGCTGGCAAACAAACGGCTGGATTTTGAGCTATCTCGTTTGCGGCACTGTGGTGAACTGGCCCAGAAGGGGATCAGTTTTCATCCGAGATCGAAGTTCTACGCCGTTTGCTCGGATGTAGTGCTGGTGCCGAAGCCCGGGCAGGTGTTGCCCCATCGCCACAAAATTACGGTTTCAATGCCCGACGCAAAGCGCGTATCGCCCGATTCCGGTCTCGCTGAGCCAGCCGCCGCTCCCGCACAGAGTCAACCTTCAAAGGCACGCCCCTTACCTGTGCAGCCTTTTTCACCACCTTCTTAATGGTTGGCTTGATCAGCTTGAGGATTAGTTCTCCTGCTGGTTTTGCCACCAGAGCAGCAGTGGAAGCCACCAGGGCGATCGTGGTCGTCGTGACCACCATCTCAACGGGCGGAAGCCCATCCACCACTTTTTCGAGTAGCGGTTTTGGTAACGCTGGAACCTCCGTTCCCTTAGGTATCGGCGCATCTGATTCAGGTAGTCGCGGGACTGCAGGGACGTTAGGGGACGGCTGTTCCTCGTCCTCGGAATCTGTGGCCCTCGGTTGTACGGGTGATGTACGTACATATTCATGCGGCGAAAAGTCCATCGGATTGAGCGATGGCACTTGACCGTGGGGACAAAATGCTCCAGTCCTTCCCGGGTCATCCTGCAGAAGGCTGGGGTTCAGCTTGGCGTCCGGGTGCACTGGCACGCAGCCAGGCATCTCGATAATCGGTTGCCCCAGCTCCAGCGTGATCGGTGGAGCCGTGGGCAGTGTATTTATGGGTATCTCGCGGATTTGGGGGATGCGGATCTCGGGGATCTCGGGCATCAGAAGGGCAGTGCAGGTCCAGTGACCTCGGGCATCTTCGGCATGGCGTCCTTGATCTTGCCCTCAAGCTCGGCCTCAATGTGCTCGGTCACCTTGCCGCCAATGCGTTCCATGCTCTTGTTCATGTAGCTGTCGAACTGGAAGTAAGAAATCACCAGCGCTGCGGTCATCGAACCACTCAGCAGAAAGCCGGTGATGGCCATCAAGTCAATGATCTTTCGCATTGAGGATTGCCTTTTCGTTGGCGTATGGCTCGACTGTAAGGAACTCGAAGGCATCCTGCACATAGGGCACCAGCCAGTCAGGTGGCCAGCAATACTCCCAGTTGTCGGGGTTGGTCAGACATGGAAAAACAACCACCCGCCAGAAAGCTGACAGGTAGTTGCGCGTAACGATGAGTTGATCGAAGGCCCGCCGAAACGGGCCATGTGCTCGATCAGAACTTGTACTTGGAGCCGAGCTTGAGGCCGTAGCTGTTGCTTTTGTCGCCAGTGGCCATGCTCACTTCGGTGTAGATACCGAGCTTGCCGTCCTTGGTGACATCAGCGCTCAGACCAGTCTTGGCAGAGAACTGATAATCAGTTGCACCGCTTTCCGGGAATACAACTTGAGGGCCACCTTGGATGTACCAAGGGCCAGCCTCGTAACCGACGTGGGCGTCAATTGCACCACCGCCATTGGTCTGGTTACCAGCGAAGCCGAGGTTGTACTCGGGGTTCACGTAGAAACCGTCAGCTTTGGCTGCAGGCACAAAGGCGGCACCCAATGCCACGCAGGCGAGAGCAGCAGAAGCAGTCTTAAACATTTGAGGTGTTGTAACACAACATCCCCGAAAGTTTACCGACGTTGTCTACGTGGCCGGTTTATCAAGTGGATCTTCAAACGGATCCCTTCCACCACGGCAGATAGCCACCGCCCGACGGTAGAAAAATGAATCGGTCTTACCCGCGTCTTCCAGCACTTGTTTGATCTTGTGCCAGTTGTCGCGGGTGTGCTGATCCACCTATCTACCTTGGCCGCGATACTTCTTCCTACCGTGGCTGGCTTTTGAGTGTTGACCCGCACCTTGACGGGTTTTCTTTGGCTTTCCAGGGCGGTGTTCAATCCGCCCCAGTGCAGTCTTCGACTTGACCGCCACTACCAGGGCACTCCGGCAGCCTTAGTGGGCGCCACTTGTTCGTCGATGCCTGCCTGCAGAGCAGCTTCGATCTCAGCAACCTTTTCAGCGCCGCCAAGCTTTTCCTGAACCCAGCCCAGGACAACATCCTTGGTCAGATCAGCAAACGGGATCATGTCGTCCTCAGACTCGGGAGCCTCAAGACCGATAGAACCGTAGGCGCCCTTGGAGATGTTCTCGCCTTCAGCGTTCACTTGGTTGCTCACCGCGTTGACGGTGTAGTGGACCGTATAAACGCAATGGTTAGGCAAGCGCCGCTCCATTTGGTTGACGTTCCAGGTGAAGGTAGTAGCCATGATTGGAGTAGATCCTCGGTGAGCTTAAGGGTGGTGCAACCTGTTGGGAATGGCCGGTTGCCCGCCTAGTGAGTAGGACTAATCAGCACGCCATCAGCACACACGGCACGCAGTAGCTGCCATCGGCATAGGTTTCGCTGACGTGAGTTGAAGTTACTTTGGCGATGGTCTTGCTGCGGATGATGTCATCGTCCTGAGGTTTGGCGGTGCCATCACCAGCGGACATCAGCAGATCACCGCGTTCAACCGTGACGCCCTGAGCAATGCGGATAACAAAGTCACCCGTCATCGCGCAATAGAAATCGTTGATGTAGGTGTCGTCATCATCGTCCCAAGCTTGGAAGACGCCAGACACGTTCTTGTCACCTTCGACATCGCTCACCTTCATGCGGTTGAGCTGTTCGTTTTCTTCCTCGCCCCAATCGCACATCTCGTCAATGTTGCTAAGAACGGATCCGCGAAGGATTTCAGTACGTTCAGCACCAGAAGGAAGTTGCGACCAACGGCTTAGGTGGGCACCGTTGTAGGAAACAGTGGTGCCAGAAACAGAAATTGTTCCCTCTAGTACACCATCTTGGTAAAAACCAACGAGGTTGCCGTCATCGGCTTTTCTTCCAACATTTAAAGAATTGCCTGAAGAACGGCAACAATTGACAACTCCATTAAGACCCTCAAGGCTCACTCCTTGCACATTATTAAACGCCGGGCTGTTGTTGGTAGTTCCAACCATTACAACTCCAGCGCTATCAATCCTCATCCGCTCCGTCGTGCTGCTCGCTCCGGAGGCGGTAGTGGAAAACCCTAGACGGCTTGGTTTGCTGGTACTGGTATGCGTCCCATCTCCAGCACACTCAATACGGCCACATTCGTCATAATTACCATCAGAGTCGTTTCCGTAGAAACGCATACCACCAAGAGCGTTATTCGAAGTAACCGAAGTGTCGTTTCTGGCAGCAATGTAGTATCCGCCTGAAGGACTAACGGCTTGGATTACCGAGCTAGAGGCAGTCTGAACTGCACTAGACGTGCCAACTAACAGGCGTCCCGCGCTGTCGATGCGGGCGTGTTCATCTCCATCGGAAATAAACGCCAAAGAGTCTCCAGTACCTGTAGCGCCGATACTAATAAGATCGGTACTTACATTTTGAACCTGAAAAGTGCCATCATTAACTCCAATGAATCTGGCAACTCTTCCGGACCCATTGTCACCAGAAACATCTAGAGGTGCGCCAGGACTCGTAGTCCCAATCCCTACGTTGCCTGCCTGAGATACATAAAGACGCGCCTGAGGGGTCGATCCGCTATTAGACGTGCTTAACGCTATGGCACCATCATCCTTGTTTGTGCCGTCTGCACCGTTGTAAAAATCAATTCTTGCAATATCGTTGCCGTTCCATCGGCCAACAATCTGGCCACCAACAAGATTCGCTGCTCGATTACTATCAACAGCTACTTTTGCTGAAGTGTTGCCAGTTGAAACAGAAAGAATTGTATTGTTCGTACTTGAAACAGTTAACTGTTCGCTAGGGCTACTAGTCCCCAGACCTAAGCGGCCAGAGCTGTCGATGCGGGCTGCTTCGGAACCGTCAACATCAAACTGAATACGACTATCAGCAAAATCATTGCCGTCATCAGCCAGTAAAAACAAATTCCCGTTATTACCTGATACTTGTGAATAAGGATCACCAGCAGCCGCAGTATCTTGCAACCTTAAAACGGGACTATCATCTGCAACGTGCAGCAGGGTTTGAGGCGAAGTAGTGCCAATCCCTACTCGCTGTGACGAGTCAATAGTTAAAGCATCTGTGGAATTAGTGCCAAACCTAATTTTATTATTTAGTTCTTGCCAAACATAAAGATCGTTGCTACCACCATAACCTATGTAACCGTTTCTTCCTCCACTAAATGCCCATTCAAGGCTGCAGTTTCCTGAAGACGCGCTGTCGTTGTCTGTGATACGTACTTTGCAGTTTGATGAGCTAATTTCAAGGTTTGTGCTAGGGCTACTAGTCCCCAGACCTAAGCGACCGGAGCTGTCTACACGAATTCTTTCTTGGGCATTAGTTTGAACCCTAAAATCGCCGCCGCTGGATCCAAAGTAAACGTCGCTATTTGAAGTGTTAATACATCTAATAGATACCGAAGCATTATCGGTTGAACGAATAATCTGCTGGGATTGACCAGTGCCAGACACTTCAAGCTTGGCTCCAGGCGAAGTAGTACCAATCCCGACGCGACCATCGCCATCAATAATTAGTCTTGGATCTTCACTGCCTGATAGCGTAGTGCTGTTAGCCGCCGTGTAAAAACGAAGTTGGCCTCCGCCAGTACCACTGTTCGCGTTGGCCGTGATTACAGCTTGAACTCCAGCGGCTCCAGAATCGCCATCGTTGCCCTCAAAAATTATGCCACCACTAACCTGTCCGCCTGCTTGGCTAGTATCTGTATCTTCAATGCGAATTAAGTTATTTGCTGAAGACCAATTAGATCCAATCGCGCTGTTGTTTCCAGACAAATGAAGCAAATTGTCAGGGCTACTAGTCCCCAGACCTACCTTCCCGTCCGATGTGATGCGGAGGCGTTCGCTGTTGTTGACGCCAAATGCAAGTGAATCTTCAGAGTGGTTGTACTTAATATTGCCAATGTCTGCATCATCAGTGTCGGCAAAGTTGAGCTGCGAAGTGTTGTTGTTAGCCGCAGCAATTGTGACATAGTTAATGCTGTTGCGCTCAAATAACGCAGTAGTCCCGGTTGGAGCAGTCCACGATTTGCCTGATGTTCCAGTAAGAGATCTAAATTGCGCGGAATCATCTGCCGCTGCACCGACACCAACCCGCCCATTCGCATCAACAAACAACCGCCCAGTGCCATTAGTCGAGATGGCTACTTGGTCTGCGCCAGGTTGATAAATACCTGAATTAACGTCACCGTTCAGGATGATGCTGGGGGAAGCTGCCGTACCAGCGGGGAAATCAAAGCGCTCGCTGCTGGTCCAAGCATCCGTAGCGTTGACCCAGTTGATCGTCTTATCGGTAGTGCCCTTCAGCGTGATGCCGCCACCGTCAGCCGTGGAGTCGGTCGGGCTATCAACAACACCTAATTCAATGTTCTTGTCTTGGACGACAAGTGTTTCGGTATCAATCGTCGTGGTCGTGCCCTGAACCGTCAGGTCGCCAGGAATCGTGACCGCACCAGTGTCCGAAATCAGCAGCCGCTGCGTACCAGCCGTCGAGATCGCAAGCTGATCAGCACCAGGGCGATAGATACCAGTATTAGGGTCACCGTCAAACGCAATGCCGGGAGCCGACTCCGTACCAGAGCCAGCGTTCTCCATCAAGTCAGCAATGCTGACCTTCTTTGTCTCGTCGTTGGTTACGTCAACGGCGGGCAGTACATCAGTGCTTTTGGGATCTGAGTAGGCGTCCAGATCCGTGATCTTGATGTTGGCCATTGACGATGCTCCGATAGAGAGATCTTAGTTGTGGCTTAGGTCTTGATACAAGCCAGCAGTGCAATGTTTCGCGGACGAGTCTCAGCGTCACCACCGCCAATCGTGTGGGTGTGGGCGCCAGCCGATCCAGTGGTGTTGCCGCCCTGCGATACAGGTTGCGACTGACCGCCGTCACCCACATTCTGACGATCACCACCGCTGTAGGAGTGCGAGTGGTTGCCAGGGTTGCTGGTGGTGAAGGCGTTGCTGGGCAGTGCAGTTGCATCACCCTGAGACGATCCGAGCGTGCGGCTGGTATCAACGCCGCGACCATCGTCTAAACCACGGACAAATTCACCACGCAGGTCAGGCAAATTGAACGTGGTTGATCCATCACCGCCGCCATAAGTCGTCCCGATGGCGCTGAACAACGTGGCGTAAGTTGTCCGGCTGACTGCATCACCGTTTGCCTTCAGGTAGCCGGTCGGGGCAGTAGACCGGGCGGTGTAAATCACCGTTCCAGCAGGCGTCAGATCCGTTGCGGCTGGGATGCCTGCAACCTCGTCATCAACGTATTTCTTGGTCGCCGCCTGCAGATCTGCTGTTGGTGCAGCATCTAAGGTCAGCGTTCCAGTCAGCGTGCCACCGGCCAAAGGCAGGTAAGTAGTAGACGCTGCCGTGATTCGCAAATAGCGAGCGTCACCAGCTGCCTGCGTAATACCAAGCGGATCAACGCGGACAAAGTTTGCCCCGTCGTACACCTTCAGCTCATCAGGTGTTTGGCTGGTATCAAGCCACAACTGACCCAGAACAGGGCTACCGGGTTCCGTTCCACTTGGATTGGTGATGACCGCCGAGCTAGGCAGGAAGCTAACCAGCGAAAAACTGGCGCCGTTATAGATCTTCAGCTCAGGCGGGTTGTTGGACGTATCCACCCACAGCTGACCGTTAGCTGGTGATGTTGGTACGTCCGATCCGCGTGTCGTTCCAAATGCAACCAGCGCCAGACCAAGGTTTTCAGCAGTGATGCGCTTGGTTTCGGTCTGGCTGATGTCAACAAAGGGCAGCAGGTCGTTTTCGACCAGTGTCTCCTGTGCAGCTAATTGGGATATGCGACGGTCAGCCATCAGTAGCCAATCACTGTGATGTCAACCAAGCCGGTCACGCCGGAACCGCTGGCATCGAGACACTTAATCGTAACCGAGGTCGTGGTTTTGGCTGTGACAACAGCGGTGATCGCCGTTGACCCACCAGTCTGAAGGGCAGTGATTTGCACGCTTTCAACACTGCGGAATGTCTTGTTCAGGCTGACCGCCGTGCCAGCGCTGCTGATTGCAACGTCATTCTGTTTCTCGATCACGTCGGGGTAATCAAGCTGGGCGGTCAGGGCAGTGATGTTGCCAGCGACAACACCGTCAGGCGACTTAAAGGTGGTCTGCACGCGGTACACATCACCAAGCAACCTTTCGTATGGGGCGTAAGGGTGAACAATGCCGCCCTCTGCTAGCTCGGTGTCGTCGTAGAAACGCTGCTCACCCAAGATGCCAAATGCTGCGCCTCTGACGGCATACGTTCCAGTGGCAGTGCCGCTAAGCGTAATCGCCGTGCCACCTTGGGTAGCCGCAACACGGAAAACGGTGGTAGTCAGATCAGTTGAAACGACGTGGTAGGTCGTCCCAGTAGAAATCCCGGTAGGCAGACTGCCTGCAACTTCAACAAACTCAAGCGTGTCGTTGACCTCAAGCAGGTGAGGAATTGTCGAACCGCCTCGCTGTAGCTCAAAGCTGCTGCTGGCAACAGTGATCACTACCGGCGTGTCTTCCTGCAACAGCTTGTCATCGTCGTTGGTGCCATCAGGCTCCTGCACCAGCACAGTGTCTTCGCCAGTCAGGGCGACCAGTTTGTGTTGATAAGTTGCCGTCGCGGTAGTGCTAAACAGCAGGTTGCTTTCAGCCTCGTTGTTGTCGAAGTTCCAAGTGAAGATGCTGTCTCGACCTGCATCGGTCTGAACCAGATCACCGTCACCGTCAACCTCGCAGTTGATGTAGTTGCCGACCCAGCCACCATCGCCTTGGGTTCTGGCGTTGATCGTTGCAACTGCGTTGCTGACTGGCGGAGCGCCAATGTTGACCAGCACAAAGGCAGGAAGATCAGAGCGCCAGTTGGTCGCATCAACCGACTTGACCATCACCACCCAGGTGTCAGCGTCAAACAGGCTGGTTTCAAACCACTGCTGGTTGGCGTTCAAGCCACCGGACGCCAATTCGATACCGGCGCCCCAGCTGGCAGACAAGTTCAGGCGAGTGGCAAGCGCTGCCGGACCGGAGACGTTGTACGTCCCAGTGGCAGTGCCCGTCAGGTTGATTGGGTCGCCACCTGCAGTTGCAGCAAGCTTGAACTCAACGCTGTTGAATCCTTCTGCCGCCACGAAATAAGTGGTGCCAGCTGTGATGCCGGTGGGCAGGGTGCCAGCACTAGCGGCAAAAACGATCTCTTCGCCAACAGTCAGCAGGTGCTGGTTGGTTTTAATGCCGATAACCGTTGAGGTCTTGACCGTAACGATGTCAGTGGCAACGTCAAACTCAACGATGTTTGTAGCCAGCTGGCCACGCTTAAAACGGACCTCATAGCCAACAATGTCGCTGACAACCTTTTGGTCCCAGCTGCCGTATTCACTCAGCGGTAGCTGCCAGCTAAAGCGCTTGCCTGCACGGTTTGCACTTTCAACGACGCTGAAGTTGTTGGGCGTTGGCGGTGCAATCTCAGCACGTTCCACCACGTCGTAGATGTAGTCGTCAGGCTCTTCGCCAAAGACTGCGCTGGTAAAGCTGATTCGAACGTCGTAGGTGTCCGGTGCGTGGAACGCAATCGTGTAATAGCCCGTGAGCGGAATGTCGGCCAGGAAGTAGTAGCCGTCGTTTCCGGGGGTCTTGACGCCAGGGATCTCACCGCCCTTGAGGTTGCGTGGTTTTGCCCAGCACCTGAAACCAGTAATCCGAGGCAAGATCGGACACGTTCCAGGATCAACAATGATCAGCTGGGTGCCATCAGGCTGGTTGGCGTGGGTGACCGTGGCGCCAAACTCAGCGTCGCTGATGTCTGGAATTGCATCAAAGTCTGAAACGTCAACGGTTGAGTAATCGCTCTGGCGGCTAAGGCGATCAAAGGTTGCAACGCGGAATTGATATTCGGTGCCGTAGACATGATCAGGCAGGCTGACCGCTGCATTAGTAACCGAGGTCAGCTCGATGTCATTCCACTGAGCAGCAGTTGCATCACGCCACTGATACCTATACCCACGCACCAGCAGATCGTCGGAACCGTTGCGCTGCGGTGAACGCCAATCAGCGTTGATCTGCGTGCGACCGTTGTTGTAAATCAGCTTTGCAGTCAGGCTCTCAACTGCTTGTGGTGCCTCAAGCGTGAAACGATCCTTGGGAATCGCAATCGGCAGGTCGTTATCGACGTAATCAAATTTGCTCGCGTTGTACTGGATTGCCTCAACTTGGAAGACAAGCGGCTCGACCTCAGTGATCGCCACAATCTTGTAGAGGGCAGCCTGCATGTCAGACCACTCCAGAACCCACAAGGCGTTGACTTGGCTATCAACGTTGCCGTCAACAACGGCAGTGGTCGTTCCAAGCGAATCAATGATGGTGACGCCTTCAAGCACGTCGCCGTCTTGGGTAACCAGTACATCAAGTCCGTTCTGTACTGCCAGGTCGCGCAGCTCAGGATTTCCCCGGTCTTGTGATGAGCTGATCAGGTTGTGAACGCTGAGCTTGGGGCGTTTTGTAATCGTGCTATCAGGGTTGGTGATGGTCTCACCGTCAGGCACCACCAGCGTCAGGGTGTAATCAATCGCGTCGTTCAGGCTCAACACGGCGTCGAGCGTGATGTTGTTGCCGCTGATTTCTTTGATGCGACCGCCCAGGCGCTGACCCTGCTTCATTGGGTCGGCAATTTGGATGATCTCGCCAACGCCAGCCGCCAAACCTTCAGCCGCAATGCGGAAGCTGACTTTTTCTGTCAGATAACGGTTGGAGAACAGCGTGTGCTTTGCTGCCCGCAGCGCCTGACCGCGTGAAGTAACACCAAGCAGGCGCAGGTCAATCGGGTTGTAACCAAAGGTCTGCAGCAGCGCATCATCCTGCTGGTACTCGGTAACGCTCGAATAAGCCTGATTTGGGTCGTCCCAGTTAGCCAGAACAACAGACTTGCGGGCGCCTCGTGCCGTGCCGCTGTAGGTAAAGCAAGGTGAGGTGACTTGACCAGAATCGTCAACCTCTTGGATAACGTTGGCTTCACTGAATTGCTGAACCGGAAGCTGCTCACGATCCTGCGTAAGGAACAGCTGTCCCTGGCTGTAATAAATCAAACCCCGAAAACACGAGGCAAGACCATTCAGCACTTCATAGACGCTGCCTGCATTTTGCAGGAATACATTGCATGTAAAGCGTGGCTCCGTTCCACCGTTGCCGTCGGGTACTAACTCGTCGCAATACTGGCTAACCGTGTAGAGATACCACGGGTCAATCGAGATGTTGGAGACATAACGCGCCACCCCAAAGCGGTCGTTGACCACAATGTCCCGGAAAATCCAAGCAGGGTTATCGGTCCAAGCAGTTATAAACGTGCCGTCCCAGATGCCCGTATAGACGCGGGTTGTTGGGTTGTAGTTGGTTGGGATCTGAACGCGCTTGCCGCGCAGCTTGACCGAAACATTTGGGATGCTGTTGAACTGTCGGGCATCAACCTTCAGCGCCAGCAAGCCGGTGTTGGGGTAGGCAAATTTCTCGTCGATAATTTCAATGTAGCTCTGCCAACTGATGCTGTTTTGCAGATAGACAGTGCTGCTATCAGCGCTTAAACGACTAACGCGGATTGTCCATGGTCCAGTGCCATCCAGATCAAACTCGTATGCCCGCTGGAATTGGCTGCTTGATTTGCCGCTAACGGTAGGCTCAGCAACTGTGCTGTAAGGACCGCCATTGGCTGAAACTTCAATCCGATAGCTAACACTGGTGCCAGTGATGTCGCCGTTGTCTTTGTTGTTTGCTTGAAGTGCAGGGTGGTTGATAATTACCCGGCAACGCTCAATATCGGTGTCAGTGATCGTCCGGGTGATCGGACCAGTTGCAACGGTGATCGCAGTGTTGACGCCGACTGCATTTTCAGCAGTGCTAAACCCAGCTATCGGGGTCTGCGTCTCGTCCGTTCCAGTGCGCGATTCAATCGTGTAGCCGGTGAAGTTGTAGCTGTCGTCTGGGTTCTGGATTGGCGTTGAATCCAGGTAAGTGTCCTTGGTAATGCTGTTAGGGAATCCCTCGATCTCGCCTTCGCTCAGCGCATAAACCGTCTTGGCAAATGCAACCGAAAACAGGTTGTTGGCAGCCTCAACAGGTTGCCGTGCAGTTGGCGTGACAGTGACGTTCTGTTGAACAGTCTGTTGTACGACTGTTGCGCCGCCACCACCGCCACCAGCGCCGCTGACTTCTGGCAGATCTTGAAAGTCTTCCATCAGAGGCTGTTCTGCAGTTCCAGACCGAAGCTCAGGACGGGCAACGATCCGATGATGCGCTCACCGTAGAGCACTGGAACGACTTCGCCCTGCTGGGTATTGGCGTTGGATTTATCGAAGGTAAATGAGCGTTCCTGTTCCTCTCGGCTGCGACCGCTAGTGGCTCCACTGCCGATACCGCCCGGACCGGCAACATTGGGCATCTTGGGCGTTGGTGTCAAAAGATCAGCGACACCGCCGAACAACATGCTTACACCAACAGCTGCGATTGCACCTACTGCTTGCCCACCGATTGAAAATCCCAATGCCCCTGCCAAAGGTGCACCGGGGAGTAGCAACAAAGAAACAGCGACTAACGCCACGCCAGCAATAATTTTGCCGACACCGCCACGTCCAACCGGAATGGGTGCAAGCACAAATTTCTTACTGAGCGGCCACAGCAATCCCTCTTCGTCTAGACCGATTGAGTGATCAGTGATTGCACGCCACCGTATTCCGTTCTCCTCCGATTCCAAAAAGTATTGGCGTAACGCAGGGATCTGAACGCACAATGCACGAATGGCTTCGGCTGGGGTTTTGACCGCAAGCTTGAACTGACGACCAAAACGGCGTCCTGCCTCGCCAAGCAATCGGATCGTCACCATCAGCCTGCCCTCCGCACAACCATGTAGCTATTCTCGCGGAAATATCCGCTGTAAGCAGTCGTTCCAGACAATCTGCCCACTAAATGCTGGTACAGCTGGTTGGCAGCTGGGTCTTCCACAACAGCAACGTGATTACAAACATTCTGGTTGCGGATTCGCATCAAGATCACGTCCCCACGCGCCAGATCCAAGCCGGCAGGCACTTTGACGAAGCCTTCGGCGGCAAAGTTCTGTTCGAAATAAATGAAGCCGGGCTTTGACCACTCGCCCTCATAGCGGCGGGCGTAATCGCCCATCTCGACGCCCATCTGCTGCTTGTACCAGTCCCGCACTGCGGAATAACAGTCATAAACGCCATAGTTCCAAGGGCGTCCCAGTAACCCTGCGTCTTGGGACGGGTCCAGCCAAAACGCTTCGCTGCCAGCACAGTTCCAGACGGCATAGGGCAAATTCAGCGCCTTGCACGCTTTGATGTCAGCTGGGCTGAAGCCGCTGTACTTGGCGTGGCTGTGCCAGCAGGCTTTGGCGTCGTCCAAATAATCAGCAGTGTCCTGAGCGCTGATGACAAAAGTGTCTGGCTCATTGCTGGTGTTCTGGCACTCGATAACCGTGCCGTCAATCAGGATGAAGCCGCATGTCTCCTTCGGGTATGCGCGTTCTGCATAAGTGCGCATTGCCAACCGCTGTTCAGCGGTAAGCGGGTTTTGCCATTGCGACAGCATTAGCCTTGGGAGTCAACGAGACCAGGAAATCCGCCAAAAGGCAGGCGTGAGCCATCACCAAACCGAAGTTGGCAGCTGGTCAAACGTTTACCGCAAACATCATCGGCAAGATCCGTAACTGCGTCATCATTTGCGTCGAAATAGTCCGTGCCGTCATAGTGACACCCAATATCACTGCGGTAGATCCACTGGCACTGCTCACGCAAAAGGCGTCGACCAGGCAAGCTCCGACCCTCAAGGTCAAACGGAACCGCCAACTGGAATGTGACCTGAAGCTTTGTCTCGTTTGATTTCTGCTCAACAACCCACTGGTCTGGTCCCCAATAAGCATCAGGATCTGCACCGGGAGTGCCGTCGAGATACGTCGTCAGCGTGCGTATCCGGCTGACGCTTGCACCAACCAAGTCGCTGTAAGTATTAGTCAGCGCTGTAATCGCCAAACCAACATTGGCAAATGTGATGCTGGGGCGCTCTAGCTTGCCGCTGGTATTCAGCTCAAACCCACTCGCCTGCATTGGTACGGCGGTATAGGTATTGGTCCTGTAGGTGATGTCGTCGCCGTCAGTCTGAGACCAGTTACAAAAACGATAGATCGACTGATCAGTCGAACCAGCAGGTAACAGCGTCGAAATGTCCAGAGTGAAGAGGTCGATGACCTCTGGCATCTGAGTTTTGAAGGTCTCAGCGACTGGTGGTGATTGCGTCATACGAACACCCGCTCCAGTTCAAACGAGATCGTCATGAAGGATGCGCTGACTGGTGTCATCGTCCAGCCGTCACGCACCACATAATCACGAGCAGCCAAGGTCAAAGTGACTTCGACCACCGTGTCATTCGCAATGTCCACCGAGGTCAGCAGACCAGTGTCAAGGTTGGCGGTGTAGTTCGTCGGGCGGGTGTAGCCGTCAAGCGACAGGGTGCTGATGTCCTTGTAGCCCAGATCAAGCTGACCACCAGCAAACGGACGAGAAAACGTCTTGGTGGACATTGGAGCGGTCCATTCCACTGCCGAACCGCGCAATGTCAGCAAGTAGCTTTCAATCGAATACGCATCGGCGTAAGGCATTGGCGAAGTAAGACATTGCCAAACTTCGCGGTCCGTATTAAGTCCGTCAGTCAACAGCTGGACATAGCCGTCGCCAAACGTTGCCTGCTGACGGCGTTGGCTGCGTTTCACCACCGGGGTGGCATGTGCCAGTGGGATGTCGTCAAATGCGATGTAAGCCATTAACGCAGGACCCCTCCGCTACGGCGCTCGTTGACCAGGGTTGACATCACGATACCTTGAACTTGGTTGGCGATCTGCTTCTGGGCGGCAGGGCTCAGCTGTTCGCCAGTGTTTTCGACGGTGATGTTGATCGAGCCGACCTCAACGCCGCCCATTGCGTGGTTCGGAACGATGTTGCCGCTGGCGCCAGGTACAAACAGCTCAGGGCCGCGCTCGCCAACCATGTAGGGCTTGCCGGAAGAAACTGCGCCACCCAAAGCTTTTCCGGGAAGAGGTGGTAGCGGCGGTGGTTTAGCAGCGAGAGCTCCGGCTTGACCTTCATACCGACCTCCTGGTGCCGTAAGGCTGGTCGCACTAAACAGTGTGCGCATAAAACTCACTGCCTGTTCGATCACGTAAATCTGAATCAACTGCCGGGCAATATCTCGCAGCACGTTTGCAGCAATGTCGCGCAGTGCCATGCCCCAGTTTTCCGCCCCCGTAATAAGTAGCTCGAAAGACTGAGTCATACCCTGACCAAGCACATTTGAAACTTGCTCTGCAAGCTGTAGCTGTTGCTGTAGTCCTTTATTCAGCTGATTTTGCTGCTTAATTTTGTTCTGCATTTCTTCAAACGCACGCTGGGATGTTTTTTTATTGATTTCATCAATGTCGTAAGCAAGTTGCAGCTCTTCTCGCTTAATCTCCAGGTCTATGTTCGCTATTGACTGTAGTTTTTCCGCGTTTGGTACGTCGCTAGCTTGTACCTTTGCTTTTTCTTCGGCAAACTCTACTAAACGCATTTGGTGCTCTAAACGTCTGATTCCCAAAGCGTCGTCATTACGGCGCAACTCAAACATTGTTCGGTCGAGGCGAAGCAGATCTTGTAATTTTTTCTCTTCTGCTTGAAGGTCGGGTAGACGGCTGCGGCGACCTTTTTTCTTAGGTTGCTTAGCTGCTTCCGCTTCGGCTTCTAAACGAACCGCTTTCTGCTCCAAGGCGGTTGCCTGTTGCGTCTCAAACGATTGTTGGCTGGTGGCCGCACGTGCTTCGGCGGCTTTACGGATCTGACCTGCAGTAGCAGTAGCTTCAAGCCCCAAGCCCACAGCATATCGTTGTCGCTGCTTAGGTTGGAGCCGGCCCGTGCGTGTTAAAAACTGTTGTGCAACTAAATCTGCACCACTCAAACCAGTGCGTTCTTTGAAACCTCCGAGTTGATTTATTCGGGTTAAACCTGCACCTAAAGATGCCAAAAGTGGCCCGGCTGCAGCAGCAATAGCAGCAAGAACTTTTGTGAAAATAATACTTATTTGATTACCGACTGTTTGGGCATCTTTGCCGAACTTGGTTAGTGCGTCTGTCGCATCTTTTCCGATACGTACCGCCATCAACTTGGATGCTTCGGCAGCAGCGGCTGCTTTACCGCCGAATTCTTCAATCTTGGCTAAAAACTCTTCTGTTTTTGTTCCGGCAATACCAGTCGCGCCAGCAACGGTTTTCAGGTCAAACGTAAGAGGGTTTAGTGCTTTGCCGAGATCGAGAGCAGCTGCGCCCAACTTGTCAAACTGTTGGCCGATGGCGCTAAGTGCAATCTGAGCAGCAAACCCGGCTGGTCCGCCAACTAGACCGCCGGCGGCACCACCCAATATTGCGCCCGGGCCGCCGCCAAACAACAGCGGGAAGCCAGCACCAAGAGCAACACCTTGAAGACGCTGCGACCGGGCTTTACCACTCGCCGCCAGAGCGGCGGGAGATCCCGAAATGTTTGCTCTTCCGCCAATCGGACTACGGGGTCCGCCAATCCTGGCTTGACGTTCAATTTCGCGGGTCTGGCGCTTTTGCAGCTCTAACCTGTCGCGCTCTTTGCGGATAGCTAAAGACAGTTCATTTGTTAGCTGCTTAAAGCTTCCAAATTGACGACGTGCTTGGGCGGTAGTGACTTCGCCCAGTTTTGCGCGTAACTTATCTGTATTTAATCCAGCTTCTTCTAAACGACGTATTTGCTGATCTAGGGTATAGCGTTTTACCTGCGCTTTAGATAATGCGTCGATGTTTTCGGCCTGCATACGGCCTGTTTTTACGCCGACTTTCAATTGCCTTTCGAGCTGCGTAATATATGTACGTGCCAGGCTGTTCTGTGCTCTGGCTGTTTGGATACGCCCTTCTTCATAAGCTTTCAAAGAGCGATTGATAATTGTGCGGCCTTTAGTTACATCAAGACCTTTCTCCTCAAGGCGATTTAGTCGCTGACCCAAGTTGACACGAGTTACTTGGGCGGCGGCGGCTCGATCCTCGAGTCGGGCTCGCTCCTTTGCACTGGCAGCGGCTTGTTTAGCGGCACGCTCTTCTGTTCGTAATGGCGCAGCAAGGTTTTTCTTGAGGTTGTTTACCCTTTTTTCGAGGTCGCCAAGTTGCTTGTCGAGCGTCTTGGCGTTCAGCTGGATATTAACTTCGTAGTTGACGCCAGCCACAGAAAACGCCCGCCTAGTAGATCCAGATTAGCGAACTCTGCGGTACTGGGCCTCCTGACGGGCGCGTTCGTACGCCTTCTCCTCACGCTCGGACTTGAGGTTCAAGTAAGCGCTCCAGGCGTACAGCTCTTCCGTGGACATGCGCTGGCGTAATTCGGCCAGCGTCATGCCCAACGTTTCGGCGATAAAGAACTGCAGGTAAAGCTGCGGGTCCTTATCAATCTGCGCTTTTGACGGCCTCCGGCTCGACCCCCTCTGCCATGCCCTGCATCTTGGTCATGATGTCCAACAAAATTGCCATCGGCAGTTCGTTGCGCAGTGCGGCGCGGTCGCCTTGGCTGAACAGCTTGGCGCCACCCTCGTCCTCAGCCTTCTGGATGATGGTCTGGAGCGCAAACTCCAAGCTGTTTTCGTCGTCGCCCTTGTTCAGGGTTTTGATCACGTCGTTGATACGGTCGCGGTCGGCGATCGTCAAAGGGCGCCAAAACACCTTCAGGACAACTTCGTCGCCATTTTTGATCGTGTAGCTGCTGCGGGCTTCAACGCTGAAAGCCTTGCGCAGCTTGTCGATTGCTCTTGTACCAGACATAAAAATTGGACTTGACTATTACACTATACAGCTCGCTTAAATCCTCTGGCCACAAATACATCGCTGATGTCACCAAGAATCTCTTCGGTTTCGGTATAGACCTTGAACCAGTCGGGGTTTTGG